GAGCATATTGTGCTATTTTTTGGAGCCTGGCGCTTGCATTGTCTTTCATTTTTCATTATATATTCGCACCTAACAAACTCAAAGCCAACAACGTCATCATACTTTCTCTTTCCAGACTTGTCTTTTTCTGTAGATAAAAGTGCTTTTTCCGCAGAGTCATAGCCATTTTCCTTATCTTTTTTGTAAACAGGCCTCATTATAACAGGGGTTACAACCTCTCCATGTGGTATTTTGCCAAGCTCTCCATGTTGCGCGGTTGGAACAAAATTACTCGAAACACCGTCATCCTTTTTCATAGTGACACCCTGACGAATAGTGGCTTCTGCCGTAGAAGGCTCTGCGGTATAGGCCTTATTGCCACTATAGTCATTATCACGAAGCATAATCATGCTATCACCACACTCTGCCTCCACCTGCTCATTAGACGGCTTTATGCCGGCTAGGTCATCTTCGTAATCAAAAAATGTATCAAACCCCGCATTTTCAACCTGCGGAGTATCAACAAAATTTCCGTCCCTCCTGTGCCCCATGGCGTCTGACAACCTATCTTTCAGCGGCACACCCTTCACATAAACCTGTCTCTTTCTTACATCATTTGGATTCATTAAAACCTCCATTATTAATATTTATAATACCATAATCAAATACAATATAATAAATAAAAAAAGACCCCGGAGAAATCTCCGAGGTCTTTAATATTTTTAGCCAAATATAGCTATAGCTATATTATGCAGCAACAGTACCGGAAGCGACACCACGTGGGTTAACGATACCAATACCAATGATTTCGCTAACAACCCAACCAAGCTTAAGCTGCTTGGGCTCATCCGCAGGAAGAACCTCGATGTCCTGTCTTACCGGCATAACACCGACAAACTCAGGATCTGCACACGCAAAGACTGTACCTGCAGGAACAACCTTGGACACGACAATGTCTGCGCCAAAGATGTGGCCATAAAGACCAGTCTGAAGGATTTCTCTCTGTGTTACAGGATCAATCTGAGATGCACCAGTACCACCAGCAGACTCCCAGTTCAACATATCAGTGAATTCATTGATATTCATGAAGAACTTAGAGGTTACAAGGTCCCAACGATCAACCGTTCTCTTCATTTCAACAAGACCAGCCTTTGAAAGCATGGAGTTGTTAGTCGCCGCTAAGGCGCTCACCGCCGTTCCGGCAGCAAGCTGCGCACCAGGAGCATTAGCATAGTCAAGGTTGACAGCGCCGTTTTCACCACCAGCAGCAGAGCCAGCAAAAGCAAGAGCGGCAAACACGTTTGCATCTTCCTGAGCTTGAATCTCCTGTCTTGCCTTCTGCTGAGCACGATCGATTACATTGAACCGACGACGCTTAACTTCTGCAATACGGACAGTTGGGTTTGAAACAACTTCAAACTCAGGGACGGTCACGCGATCACCGAAGACACGAGACTCTGGAGCAGAACCGTTGCTAGAAACAACGACAGCTGCAACATCAATATCTCGGTCATACACTGGAAGCGCGCCCTGTGGGAGAGGATCAACGACGAGAGCCTTGCGACCTACACCTTGATAATCCAAGTTCCTACGAATTGGGTTTGCCATAGCCTGACCAAGAGCAATCTTGCCCTCTTGTGTCATAAGCGCCTGCTTAATCATATCATCTCTCTGAGAATCGTTGAGAGATGGTGCTGCACCAGCAACATCATTAGCCGACTGAAGCTCTTCTACGATAGAAGCGTACTTCACAATTTGACTCAATGCATCCTTTACGTTGGAGGCGTTGAGTTCACCATTTGTATTAAATATATTACTCATCTTGCACCTCCGTTACCTAAAAAGTAAATTGCATGTGTTTCAACTGTTGCAGCTCCAGTTCCAGCAAGGGTAGAGGTTGTAGATACAAGAGATGTATCGTTAACCGTACCAAGGAACAAGCCGATCTGCGATGCAACAAGAGTATCAGTGGTTATCATATCAATAACATGAGTGTTCGTTCCGCCGTCAACGCAAAGCTGACCACCGGTGGATCCGGCTGCGATGCACGTAGCTGAAGCTGCAGCAACTCCATAAACAGCGTCATTGAGGCCTGCTGCATCAGCAGCTGCCGATACCCATACAGGCTGGCTGCAGCCATAAAGACCAGGCTTGTCCCAAAGGGTTGCCTTGCCAGAAGCATGTGCTGTGTTTGGACCAACAACAACAACGCCAGTTGTTGATAACGTACCAAAGCCAGTTCCCTGACCTGCGGTACCACCAATTACGCTACCAAAAAGAGTTCCGTAACCAGTTGAGCCTTCATCAACGAGTCCATGCAGCTGAGGCACCGTTCCGGCGCCAGTTGTGGGGGCAGTATCTACTGGTCCGTTAAGTGTTAAGGTTGTAAGGCCAGCCCAGCCATCTGCGGCCGACCGGCCAGCAGCTGCGCCAAACGTCGCTACCTCTCCACCTACGGGCGTAGCCCCATCAGCCAGGTCAAATTGCCCAAGGGGCTCCATACCTGGTTGTAAAAGTGTTAATGCCATAATAATTTCTCCTAAAACATTAAATTAAATAGAATGTGAATAAAATTAATAATTAAATTTTATTCCTTAATAAATTTGCGAATTGCAATATTTATTTTTTTCATAGACTGCCGGTCACCACTAAGACTTGCAAATGTTGCCAGCTTATTAAGCCTATCAACAATATTTGCGTGCTTTGATCTATAGTTCCCTGATGGCGTATTCCTTGCAATCTCCGCCATTCTATTGCCACTTTCAATCGCATTCTCGACCAACCCGCCATTACCCATAGCATCAGCTACGTTTATTGACTTTGGATGAGCAGAACCAATTAAATCTGCGCCAGTTTCGTCATGAACATTGTAATAAGAGCTGTAACTATCCTCTTCAGCATTATCGTTAATTTTATGCGCACCCTCAAGCCCCGCATAAAAAGAACCAGCATACTCCTTGGACAGATCCTGTAAGGCATCATCCAAGTAAGTATTTAAAAAATCATCTGCGTATTTTTTCATAATATCACTATAAAAATTAGTAGATTCTATATCGTCACGTTTTAATTCATTATCATTAGTAGATTTATTAATATTATTTGAAGCAATTTTATTAATCCGAAACTCCCTTATCGCCCTATCACTATCTATGCCGCTAGAGTTTGTTGCGGCTATTTTATGTGATAAATAATCGGGATCATTCATCATGATTCTATCATATATGGGCGTAGAGCTATTTTTAATAATATATCCTCTTTGTGTTAAAATTTCACCCTCTTTTTTCCATGCGGGGTAACTTTTATTAAGCATCCCCTCCCAATCAGATCTGAGCTGCCTTGTAGCTTTTTCTGGGTCCCTATGATACGACTTGCCGCTCGGCCTAGTAATCCTAGTGCTATGATCCGCAGGAGTGTATTTAAAATAATTCTTTGCGGAATCCATCGACTGATTCAACAACTCCATCCAAGGAATGGTTGATCTTCCGCACTTATTTATTAATGCCAGAGAGAACTGCATCGGACCAACATCTGCTAAATGATGCTTATAATACCACATTACAAACCCAGGAGCAAATGGTCCACCATGTAATTTTCCAGACATATATGCGCCATACCAAATATGGAGAAACTCATTATATCTTGATACAGACTTAGTATATGCGCTAGCATATTGATCCACCCCAATATGCCCTTTAGATAAAGTATTGGAACCAATAAGTCCCCCTACTCCATCGAAGCCATATATATATCTTACGGTCCATTCTCCGCCCGGCTCCTCAGGCGGAACATCAACGGGGTGGCCTGGATCAAACATTGCACTCATTATGCACGAAGCTGGAGCGGGCATTCTTAGGATATCCCTAATCTGTTTGTCAAACGCTCTCCCATTTGTCTCAGTCTTCCCTTGTAAAAATGTTCTTATTGATATTGGAACGGTTATTGCGCCAGATTCGACAGTTCCAAGCTGAACCTCAACCACATCTTCTCCGAGTAGGTCTGGAAGTGGCACGTCGCCACCCGGGATCGCGCCCTTTCCTCCGTGCCCCCACCATGCACCATGAAACTCTGGATTTCCAGAATCCTTTTCGTCTTTGGCGGCGGGCCTCTTCTTACTCCCCTTCTTCGTGTAAACTTCTGGTGGGCCATATTGTGTTGCGCCCGGACGCTGCGCGGCTCCAGAGCCAGAATAGGACCAATCATTATCTATCCTACCTATATAGCATCCATAAACAAGACCCTTTCCATAAGCTTCTTTTAATAGCTCCTTTAATTTTGCATATTCCGTGTTTTCGCTTGCAATTTTAAGCTTAGCTTCTTGATCAGAGCAATCTGCCTGGGAACCCCTGGCCTGGCATATAGATAAAGAGTTTGATGCACTCCTTACCTCATCAGATTTTGAAATAAGAGTTTTATACTCCTCGGCCCAAGCAGAATACTCTTTATAAAGCTTATCCGCTTCGGGCAAGCTCTTATTTATCCATGCTGAATTTATAGCTATAGTTGGCCATCCAGCAGGGCACTCATTCAGATCCTCCTCTAGTACATACCATACGTTTGGCGCGATATGCTCTTTGTTAGAATCCAGTTTTAACTTTATATATTCATTATTGTTTGGGTTACTAGGCTTTACCTCTCCGCCATCAAGGATCGTTAGCCTCTCGTTATTCGGATCTAGATCTGAACTTGGTATCTTAATTTCAGGCTCGGGAGTCGTGGGCTCGGGAGTCGTGGGCTCGGGAGTCGTGGGCTCGGGAGTCGATGGGCCGGGAGACGTAGGCTCGGGAGTAGGCTCGGCGGGAGCGGCCTGCCTATCGCAACTTATAAGTCCAATAACCTGCTTATTGGTTAAGCCGTTAAAAAAATCTCCGTCCCAGCCGACCTTTGAATTCAAAACATATCCGCCATCTGGAGAAATTATGGGACCGGATCCAAACCATTGCGAATTTAAAAAAAGATCTGGCCGCGCCGCCTTGAGGGCCTCGATATCGGTGTCAGTCACGTTGCTTATATTATTGCTGCCATCGCCAATATAATTCCCGCCGAGAACGAGGTCTAATTCCGCTGCAACATCGCTAATACTAGCCTTATTTATAAAATTTGTATAATATGATCTCGAGATGCGCTTCAAATCGTCAGGGTCATTAAAAACTTTATTACCAGTTCCATAATCTTCTTCCCCCATAGTAACATAGCTGCCGTCACTGAGCTTCTCAGCCTGAAGCCACATGGCCGGAACCATCACTTTAACCGCGTTTGGGTGCGGATATTTGATTGCAGATTCCGCATAATGTTTAAACAATATATTTTTTACAAGATCTTTTATGTCCTTTGTACCGCCCGAATCCGAACCCATCCCGGGGGTGGGGTTCTTCTTTTTATCTTTGTCCCCAGAATCATCATAGGTTTCGGTAAGCCAATCGTTTCCATCAGGGTTCAGGTTTGCGGCGCTGACGCACCATGCCTTAATTCCTGAGCCGCCCCATTTTCCACCCGGTGCGGCTGTTTTCTCGATACCGTTACTCTCTAAAACGCCCACGGAATCTTTGAGCATAGATTTGTCCAAAAGATATCTCTCTATCTCTAAAGCTATTTCAGTATTTTTATTATGCTTAATTATCAAGACTATCTCCTACTTTGCTCATAATAAATATTAATTAACAGAACCTGGGCTAACTTGGTTACTCATCTTGTTTTTCTGGCGGCACCGGCCTATTGATACCTTTCTGTATTACAATAGTTTTATTGCCCTCTGGACGGACTGCGGGCGGCCGTTTGGCAGGTGGCGCATCGGAATCACTGCCGTCAACCTCTGTTGTCTGCAGGGCCTCAAGCGAAGGGTTTCCTAAGAAGCCAGCATCATATCCATCTCCAGGATAGAACCAATCTGAGGTTGATATATCAACACCCGGAATTCCAAGTGGCCACAACAAGTTTATCTCACCTTCTCCGCTCGTAAAGGCCGGATCTTGGGACCGCTCCTCAAGGCTTATTGCCCCGGGAGAGACCATATCCGTTAGCAGATCATAAAGGGCATCATGTCCGTCCGCAAGGCCTTCTAGAAGACTCCGATTATCTCTATAGTGCTTCAACATTCTCTTCATTTGGCCATCTAATTTACCAGATAATATTTCAAGTTGGTCATCCATATGGGCTCTCTGATAAGATGTCATGCCAGTAAACTCTCCCTCTGCAGTCTGGTCCCAAAACTTTTCTTCCTTCTCTTCTTCTGAGCACCCTCGTGCACGTTGGTCATTGTTGGCCGCCTCCGCCTCTATATGATTACACTTGGTGTAATTATAATAAAACCTCTTATCATCGGTTGGATTATCCGCACGCTCAGCCGGATCTTTCAACTCTTTAATTATGCGCTTAGTATGGCCGTGGAAAATTGAGATGTCCTCGCCATATGGAATTAATGAATCATGGCCACCAGCAATCTCAAACCCATCTATACCATATTCTTCTACCGCATCAACATACTGCTGGTATGTTAGGGAGTCATTGGTTGAATACGATGTATTCTTGGGATCAGAAATACTTATTTCTCCAGCACCGCTCCAAGACAATTCTTCAAGCTTTCCTTGATAAGCCACAATAACCCTATCCGCTATTACGGCATCTGCCAGCAACCCATTTATCCTCTCTGCGCTCAAATCTTCTTTATCTATAACATCATTCTGCCACCACATAGAATCCTCGGATGCAACAGATGATAGTCCCAAGTGTATATTGTGCGAGTCACTAAACCCAGTTGATGCAAGACTCATTTCGACAAGGGTATCTATGTAAACGCCATTGGTCGCATCTGCAAATGGAAAATAACAACTCTTGTCATCTGTACAGTCCCCGCCCTTAGATTCTGGAACTCCAGCCATAACAAACGCCCTAACATTTTTCCGTAGTTCTTTATCAAAATCACCATCAGCTTCCATGTCTGCAGAAATTGCGTCCTTTTGTCTCTGAAGATTTCTTTTTATAACTTCGTCATCTGCCATGACCAAAGCATCTGTCATCGCACACATTGGAAGGTTTACCATAAACTTCTTTAGACCCTCAGGAAAATCCTGTCTAGTGATTATACCCTGCGTGCCGGTCTCCCCTTCCAGGAGGTATTCTGCAAACTTCTGGCGAAGAGCGGTGCTTCTATGGGTTCTATCACTAGCCACATATCTGAACGCACTATATGCGCAAAATATACCCCAGCCGCCTAGCATCCCGTAGCCCACCTTCTCTGGTGTAGAAGCGCCACTCATCTTGAAGAACTTAAGGAAAGCAAGCATTGACGTATGCTCCATCCACTTTAGCATAAGCCATGGTGGAAGAGTTATAATGGCAGCATTTATACTTATAATATGAGAAACTGTATTATGAACACCCATAAAGGCGAGCATGGCCATGCGCTTCCCAAACTCCGCACTCTCATAAAGATTGCTCCATCCCTTAAGGCTAAGGGGGCCCTTCTCGAAAGCGCCCAAAACTCTAACATATCTAGGCATTCTGTCACCAGCCCAACTAAAAGGCTTCGTATCAAGCCAGAAGCCAAATGCAAGCGATCTCGTATGCAGCCATCCATCGACGCCGTTCTCTGCGGCTGCACCTGGAACCTGAAGAAGCCCCTTTGCGAAATTCCCCCTCGTTCCCATCATGTATTCAAAGCCAATATCCGTTCCCTTGTTTACAAGAAACTGTGTTGCATCCAAAGTTCTATCTGCCCATTTATTTCCAGTATACCCGCCCTGCCACCTATCGCGGCCACGGCCAAATGGCGCCTCATGGGCTCTTTGATGAGGAATCTGTGCATCCGGATCTGTATGATACTTTCTGTTTTGTGTCATGATCCTTCTATGATCATTCATAGCTTTTTTTGTAGCTGCTTTATAACTATCTGCAAGCGCTGATCTTACTGGGCTTGGTAAGTGCGAATTATGCAGCAAAAACTCTTTTGCAGCCCTATCATCCTTTTTAGTAGTTAAGACAACTAATTCAGACAGCGGTTTTGATGCCTTTGCTTTTACTGCAGTATAAACATCGGATGACACCTCTCTATCTACCATAAGGGCGAGCTCCTTAAGATTTCTATAGAATTCATCAAACGTTGCATCTCCTACTTTCAATACCCCGTCAGAATAGGAGACCATGTCTTCATCAGCTACCTTGCCTTGGTCTCCAAACTTCAGTGGGTTGCCGCCTTCTGTTTGCGGCATCAGCGGCCTTTTTCCGAACATACCCTCTGCAGAAAACATGCTCCGAACCACTTTCGCATGCTCTGCCGCCTCCGCTCCGGACATGCCGGCTGGTGCGCCATATCTAGTAAGAAGGTTTTTTCCAAACTTATTAATAAGCTCATACTCATAGGTTTCTAATAGGGCGAATCCATAGTTATTGTCGCGAGGATGATAATTTATCTGCTGAAGTAGCGTTATAACCCCAGCGCCGCCGGGATCATCTGGTTGGCCATACAACAACTTCCACAAAGCATGCTCTTGCGATTGATATGGGGCTTCTTCATGAGGTATTCTATTTGGATTAAAGCTACCCTTCATAGGCTTGCCATCGGGCCCTGACTTGGCAGGATTCCCCGTAATAGATGGTAGGTCCCTTAGGAGGTTAAAGTCTTGTCGTGCCATTCCGAGATCACCTGTCGACACACTTCGTCCAGAAAGCATGCCCGCTAAAGCTGCAGCACTCTTTAGCTTCACTTGAGCTTCAGCGAGCCTTTCATTCCTAAACTTTAAAGCATCTATGGCTACCGCCATTATTGTATCAAAATAATCTATCTTTCTACCCAAACTATCAAGTATCGGTAGATCAAATTGCATTTGAAGCTCAACAACATCATCCGAAGCCTTGCTATATCCAACCGGCAAAAGCTTCTTACCATCGGGATCAATTCTTATTTGAATCCTGCTGTTTGGCCCTGGTCTTATTCCTAACTGGTCATATTGATGGAATACTTCTTTTATTTTTCTTGCGAGTGATGCTATTGCGTCACCCTGAAGGCCTCCGGCACCTTCTTGGGATAATCTCATAAGAACATCATAGCCTGTGCTTGCACCCGTTAGCTCATCATATGACACTTCAAATTTTCTATATTTAGGATCACCAGCGTTGTCTAAAATAACCCGCCCCCTCTCGTCTTTCAATTCCGACCTAAACGTTATCGATACAACACTGCCATCATCGTTCCTATTGACATCAACTACCTCTCCAATTCCAGGAACCTCATCGCCCTTTTTGCAATTAAGGCACATTCTAGCTGCATCTTCAGATAACAAATCTAGATCCCTTCTGCTTGGGGCAACCGGCCATGTATACTCAATATAATCAGGCGAGGTATCCGGCCCCGTCTCCCTTGGAACGCTAGATATGTACTCACTTGACGAGCCGTCCTTCGATACCGGGTTTAGGCGACTCGCCTCATCATATCGGCTCCTGTGCTGCAAGCCCCTTCCATTTGATATTACAAACGGATTATCTGAGTCAATTGCACCCGGATTATCATAAAACTCATTTATAGTGTCGATATGCCTTGAGTTTTCACCACCGGCTACTCCGGTAATAACATAAGTATTTTTTGGGTCAAAATTAGCTATTTCTGTAGGTTCACCTGTGGCGGCGGCTCTCGACGCCTGATACCATGTGTCTACAGCCTTGGACCCATCTGTCGTTATAAAAAATGCATCTACTGTGCCAGAAGAAGTGTATACGGATGTCGTTCTATATCTTATTATATCACCCTCTGCTAATTCCCCTGGGGCATCTTCAATCCCAGATCTTTGAAGGATTATTTTTTGTGCATCATCTAGCGGCTGGGTCTCGCCTACACCCAATATGTGATATACATATGTAAGCCCTCCCTCTTCAACCTCTACCTTAACTGAGGCCTGAGCGGGCCCAAATTGCATAGACTTAAGCTTTCCAGACCTAATTACGGCCCCCAAATACTGCCTTGTACTGGGGTCAACCATCCTTGTTAGATCACTATTTGAAAAGCCAGAAAGATTCTCAAGAGCATTTAGACTTACATTTGTGCTCAACAAGCTATAAGTTCTTCCTCCATCACTAGAGCTTTTAAAGTTATATATTCTATATCCACCGTCAACTCCGGCCTCTATATCAACTTGTAAAAATTTATTTTTACCAACATTAAGAGCTATAGACCTTACCTGTCCCGAATCCTCCACAAGATCGACTGAGCTTATCACGCCTCTTAGCCCGTCAATAGCCGCTTCTTTATCTGCGGCAGTACTTTCTCCAACAATCTTCCCGACATAATCTTCTATGGGCTTAAAGCTTCTTCTTGAGGCTGCATCAAATAAATTTGCAAAAAATGGATTATCCAGCTGTACATAAGAGTTTGCGGACAACTGCCTTTTTATATCTTTCAATATCCCGCAAAGCTCTTGGATGTTGTCATCCATATTCTTTGCGTGTGCAAATAAATTTTCAGCAGCACTATACTCATCTACGTATATGCCCGGGGAAACATTCCAATCTCTGGATATCTTATTGCCCCTACTGATACTTTTTAGGTTAGGATATGCATCATTAGTTCTAAATGTAAAGATGTCGCCTGTCCCATGATCACGGAATTCTATTACTACCCCACCAGCATCATCAAATGGATTCACGGATATAACTTCGCCATCTATATGCTCTCTGCCCTCTGATCTTAAATCAGGATGTCTCTTTCTCTTCTTTGGATTTAACACTACCCTTAGCTCATCACCGGCTCGGATTGGCCACACATCTTGATTGTCGCGCGGGTAAGATGCCGCGTCAAAGGCCCTATTCAGCGAAATTTCGGTTTCAAAACCAACAATAGGTCTGCCAGTTTCGGCAAAATCCAGAAACCCATCTACATTTGTTATAGACACATTCCCCTCTAATCTGGCAGCAGGTTCTTCAATAATCACCTTCTCATTTCGACTCATGGCTTGAGCTTTCGTCCTTCTGTCGATTCCGTAACTAGGCAAATCAAAGCTACCCCTGCGATTTGTCTGGACAGAACGCCATACAAACGCCACCTCTCGTGGGCCACTTGCGACCGGATCAGTAGTAAACACTATAGCGTCTACAGATACCACTGATCCCTCAGGAGTTTCTATCCCAAGCGCTTCATCCCTATTTCTATAAATCCCTATCTTTTCTTTAGATATTCCGGCTCTAGACATATCATCTTCTGTCATGAGTCTGCCTTGCCTAGCAGCCTGCTCAAGTATGTCCCTTTGCGCATCGCTATCAAGGCTTCTTAACCTTACAAGTGCTCCGCTACGTGCTCTGGCAAGATCAGAGTCCATTGGCTTCAACGAAAACACTCTAAATGGAGCCGGTTCGTCAGCGACAAGCGGCCTTAATGTCGAAGCTACAGCCTCAACCCGACCAACGCCAGGGGCTCCTACAACATCTGGCACATAAATATCTAACTCATAATATGCTTTTGTGACGGCCGTTCCATCTTCCATTGTGCCACTTGACTCAAGCCCAATTCTAACCCTCCTATTAACCAAAACATCTGGTCTAAGAGCTCTCTGCTCATCCCCATACCATGCCTCCGGCATGGTATTGGGTCCGCCCTTGGCGGGTTCGTCTGCGTATGTAATATTCCACGGGGCCTCTTCAATACCCTCGTTTACAATATAAAGAGGGCCTTTGTGGCTATCAGCATCATTAGCATCTCCGATAACTCTTCTTAGCACAAATAGATTATATCCATCCACATATGCTGCCACAATACTGTCATCGCTTTCTAACAACTCTTTTTTAACTCTATTGCTTAGCCTTGGAAGCCCCTCTATGCCTTCGGCAGAATCAAGAGTTTCGGCCCTCAATATATTTGGTCTGAAAACAAGAGCTCTTGGGTCATCAGCCATGCCTATATTAAAATCAAATAATTCATTTTTAAAATGAATCGTTGGAGTTAGCCCATATTCCTCTGCAATAGACCTTAAATCTTCGCTAGCCCTATATAGATTTGGATCCCTAATTGATGCGCTTGTTGTGTCCGAAGCAATATCGCCACCCTCATCAATCAGTATTAGCCCATGTGGGTCACTAATAACCTCTAATTCGCTATTATCCTTTTTTACAACAAAGTGACTTCCCGGAACGCCATCTTCCCTGGGGATTGACCTAATAATAACGCCATCTTCATTCCAGTCTGGCATCCTAACTACGTCACCAACTCTATAATCATTAACAACTGCGCCGCCATCCGTGGCAATTGCGGTAGCTCGCACAGAGTCTTCTCCCGGAAGACCAGTCCAATGATCTATCTTAAAAATAATACTTGGATCTGGTGGCAATGGGTCATCCGGAGTAAAACCAATTCCTGGGCGGCCAAGTATCTTATATGAAAGTTCCTTCAAGACGCTGATATCTTCGACGGCAGTTACCAGCTCACCCTCATTTATAACTTTTGCGCCGGATCCATCACCGACAATAAACTGTATTTGAAATTGAGAGTAATACTCACTCCTTTCTCCACCTGGCCCTATCTTATAACCTATTGAGCCACCCTCGCTAACGGCCTTGCCATCTGGCCCAACCCTTCTTATATAAACGGGGTTCTCGCCGCCGATGCCAATTACTGCATCAAGAGCGCTCCTTTCTGCTTCGGATAACGCACGCCTGCCTATACTATCCAACAGAATTGGTTTTCCAGCTGCATCATCACCATATGTAGATATTCCAACGGGAATTCCGTAGCTCCGAAGACCCATCTCATTGTCCACAGTCAGTAACTCTTCTATATTAGTAATAGCCTTAGAGTCTGTAAGAGGCTTGTATTCAGAATTAGGATCTAGCTTATTAGCAACCATTAGGGCATTATCATCTATTCTAAAGTAAAGATTGTCCAGGTGGCTAGAAGCTTCACTCAAAATATCAATTTTGCCGCTTTCATAAGATATATAGTAATTTCCATCAAGACCTTTGAATAAGGATACTGCTGGGTTGGGCTGTTCAGATACGCCTTTTAACAGATTAAGCAGCTGAATCTGAGCCTCTGACAGCCCTGATTCCGCAAGCAAGTTTTGCTTCACTCCTTTTTCTTCACTAAAAAGGAATTTTAAATTTATAGACCTGCTTGATGCTACGTTGTGCATTGATATAGCGGCAGTGGGTGCCGCACTTATTTTTGTGGAAACCTCTGCATCATCCACCCCCGCATCACGAGAGGCTCTTCTCATTCCGGCAATACTTATCGCCTCCTCTCTATTTGGATAAGGGCCGCTAAACTCTTGACTTACCCTGGACATAGTATCAATATGTTTTTGCCAAGCAGAACCTGTTACCCTCTGCATATGATTAGAAGCTTTTGGCAAATCACCTGCGGATGTCCCTAAGAAAACTCTAACCACCGTGTCCTGATGGTCTTTTAGTCTTGAATAAACAGCTATACTGACCGAATTACCTGTTATATTTGAAATTTGTATTGCAAGATTTCCCGTCAAAACATCTGATGCTACGGCCTCAAACCACTCATCCGTGCCCTCTATGGTATATAAAATCTTAGTATTTCTTAGCGGAGTGTCCCCATCACCATACACCACATAGGCGCCCTTATGTGTGCCAGGATCCTCGTATTTGGTTAAATTTGGAAGAGGACCGGATGATTTATTGCCTATTTCCGCACCATCATCTATGCTTCTTCCATACATAATGTCATCTATGGCTTTGCCGTCGATTAAATCTACTACATCATCGGCACCAATCTCTGCCAGGTCCTCAATACGAGCAGCCGGGCTTTGATCGCCCTGTAGAGTCGGAATATCCCAGCCATCCCAGTCATCCCAGCGAATTTCACCACCGGGAAGATTATGACCGGACGAAAGATCATAATCTGATACGACCTCATCCTGCCGACTCGGTACTATGACGGCGTCATCAAGAGATGGAGCAACGCCTCTTGTCTCAGAACCTCTTTGGAAGAAGGCGAGCATATCCTCATCTTTATATAAATTGTAGAAACCGCCATCCTCAAGCCTATTTAATGTGGCCCCTACAGAATCCAGCTCGCCATGCTTAATATCTTCTAATCTCACTCCATTAATTTCTATTTCTATATCATAGCGCTCCGCATGCGCCGCGTGAAGGTCAGTTATTGCGCGGGAAGCATGAGCGGACCATCCCTCACTATTCTGCTCTATTATCGCTCTAAGCCTCATGTCAACAGCATCAATTTGATCTATAAGGATAATGGCTTGTCTTTTTGTAATTCGACGATGCTTATAAAGATCTGCCACTACCCCCTGGAAGAGGGCAAGCTCTTGGGCCAAAGTACGAGCTAGGGATCCGTTTGAATAAAGATCCTGTCTCACCCCGGACCCACCACGGCCAGCACGATTCATTTCGCCAATTAGATCCGTAAGACGCTCCATGGCCATGGACAAGGTTGCATTCGAAGTACCATTTTCGCGCTCCATAATAAACACTGGAGATGGTATATCCTCACCAACCAATGCCCTTCTTATATCAGGGTATGTCTCAAGGTACACACCTCCGGGCTTCATGTCTCCATATGTGATAGCATCGGGTCTTGCGGGCTCATTTGGCCTCCACCCAAAACCATCCATGGCCTTGCCATTATATTGCCCACTTATATAGTCTGCATGATTTAATATAAAATATGCCTTAGCATCAGCCTTTTCTTGCCCATCAAGACTTCTGCCGAAAGCATTATTCATATATTTATCTACATAATTAAACTCCCGATCAAAAACAGGCTCCAAATCCCTTGGGTATTTAGAATCATTTATTTTAGTAAGCAATGATGCTTCAAACAAGCTTTCTAAATCCTCTATTACTTTTCCGCTATCGTCCAGCACGAACCCTAAAGCTCCGCCCGGCAACTCAATCTTCCCTAGATCATAAAGAGCTTGCTTTAAAACTGCGACCCTATACTCGTCCAGCCTTTCAATCAGAATGTCCGAAACCCTCCCTACACCATTTGGGCCGGCATTCAAAATATCATCAAGAACCCTAAGAGACTTAGAGTCATCAAATTTATCAATTACTTTTTTAGCGTCAGAGTACGCTATCCCAATCTTTTGATTAAGAGGCCTCGTTCCATGCATCGAGCTAACTATGGATTCTGTTATTTCATATCGCAACAATGTCTCTAAGCTTGAAAACCAATTTTCTCTATCAAGGCTGCCTTGATAATTATGAGCTCTAAACGACCCATTCATCGGACCCAAATCGCTATTTTTGCCTAGCGCCCTACCAAAGCCTGAAATGGATTCGTTATAGTTTATTATACGACGAGTGGGGCGCAAAACATCTGTTAGCTTGGCAACCTCCGCAACAGCATCCTCATAAGAAGCTGTACCTGGGCCAATACGAATATCTGCAAAATAACTACTTCTGGTACTAGGATGCAAGTCACCAACTGCCTTCATTTGAGTCTCAAGTAGCCTTAGCTGCTCCATCACCGATGACCTTGAAGTAAGGCCCAAAGAAAGCCTTTGCTGATCGGACAATCCCGCAGTAACCAAAAGAAGCTCAGCCTCTCTTAACTTAAGAAAAGCTTGCTTTAAGCTGTCGGGGGCCGCATCTGTCCCACCAGTCAAGATTTTTGCCAGCACCTTCGGTTCGCCTGCTCCATCTTTTATAGCACGATATAAGCCGTACAACTCCCTATGAAGACCTCTATAGACAGAGGCCCCATTGTTGTCGTATTTGATTGGTATATCAGCTACAACTTGTGATAAAATCTCATACGCCGCAGACTCCAGCGTGGACTCGTCAAACGGGTCTAGCCCAGAGGCCTCCGATGAAAATCGAACCGTTACCCTATTGGGCCTATCCTCGACGGGGCCAAAGCCGGATAAATACCGCCCCATCGATTGTTCGACTACATCATCAAGCGATGCCGGAACTTCACCTGCAACCTCAGCAGTTTCGTCTGTAGTTTTGGCAGCACCCTCGGCACCTTCACCTGCAACCTCAGCAGTTTCGTCTGTAGTTTTGGCAGCACCCTCGGCACCTTCACCTGCAACCTCAGTAACTTCGTCTGTAGTTTTTGCAGCACCTTCGCCCGCAACCTCAGCAGCCTCGTCTGTAGTTTTAAGGTCGCCAAGCTCATCAAGGCGGCCCGCCGGAACGCCCGACTCAACTGGAGCGGCTACCGTAGTTGACCTATAAATCTTAGATTTTTGGAAAAGCCGTGCGGCAGAGGCTTCCGTCTCAAGGAATGCTTTTAAATAATCATCCTGATTTGAAAGAGGTCTTATTGGATTAGTAAATACGTCATTGTTTTTAAATGCATCAATTGCGACAAGCCACTCCTTCGCTATAAGTTCAGTCGGGCTGAAGTCACCCAGGTCTCCGCTCTCGAAGTCATCAAGAAAGCGGCGCAATTTAGGCTTCTCAATGCCAATTGCTCCACCAATAGTCTTGTATTCATATCCGCCGCCATCTTTTATCAAAATAACGCTATTTTCATATTTATCAAGAATTAATCTGCATAACCCAATGAGCGCGTCGTCATCAAGATTCCCCGTCTCCGTTACCGTTCCGAATATTTCCCCGAGAGGATTAGTAAACCGCTCATTAGTCTTCAATAGACTATCAGCCATTAGAAACTTAGCAATTGCTCTAGAATTTTTTTGATGCCCAGTATAAGCTGCGGCCATGATAGGCCCTGCGTTTTTCGCGGGCTGTGACGTTCCAGACTTATCACCAAAACCCTCAGGGTAGAGCTTTAAGGACTTTGCTCTATCTTCCATGTAAGCATTAAGCGCTTTTTCTAAGTCATCTAATGTAACTTCGCCACTCCCAAGGTCTAAAAATTTAACCTCAGGCTTAAGCTCAAATCCCTTAGCCTTTATGCCACTACGAAGCACCGTCTCAATGCTGCTAAGAGAATCTGCACCGCGAACAACTTTATATATATCGTCAACCGGGACCTTTGTCGTAGCAACAATTAAATCAATAATACCCGTTGGAGCTGCGGATTTAACAATATGCGGCTTGCTCTTTTGTAAAATCTTTACAAGCTCTTGCTCTATATCGCTATTTGCCCTGGAAACTGCGCGTATCTTCATGCCTACTCCTCTTCAAGTATCTCATCTATAGTACGCTCTATCTTATAAGCAAGCTCGATTTCTCTCTTATCTGTGGCCTCTTTTAACAGGTCTCTTAGCCTAGCCACAACCTCCATTTCAGACGGGCCATCATCTGCATAATTTTCAACAGCATTTTCTTCAGATTCTTCGTCAGATTCTTCATCATACTCTACGACACCATCTTCTGCGGAGCTCAAAGTCTCCACGGCCCTATTTGCATCGTCAGTAGCTTCAGTGAGCTCTTTCATACTGTTTGTGGCCTTGTCAACCTCGTTCGTAGACTGAGTGATGTTGGATTTTTTTAGTATGGCCTCCAAAGATTCTATTGTAGACAAAACCTTCTTTTCAAGCTCCTGTGCAACCTCACTGTTATCCCATGCAGCCCTATCTTCCTTACTCCACTTAATGGTCATTGTAAACTCCTAAAACATATATGTTTATCAAACTTAATTAAATTAATTAGTAGCATTTTAGAATTTACAATAACATAAATTCTAAAGTACCATTCGTTGCCGATGGCGGGCCTGTAACATACGCTATCCCAGGATGGTTTTCTGTTGCCTGCTTAGAAGTAAGCTTTCCATCTAAACCAACATATAAATTCGCATTTAATGGATAAATTTGAGTTGTATCAAACTGATCTACCGCATAAATTCCTCTTTGATAATGAACAGTAACTCTTCCGCTTCCAATCGTTGAATCATCACCAGGCTTCGTTGCCACCCTGTATATATAATTCACAACTACTTTAAAGCTATCATTTATGCCATCATCATCAGAGTCATAATTTAGCTCCGCACCAGCAGGTATGGTTATCACGCCATTAACAGAGTTTAAAACTACAGAAACTGTTGATGTAAAACTATCCTCGATAATAGACGGAAACTCAAGAATTTGCGTAACATCAGCAAGATTTACTAGATTCCCATTATCATCAGTTCCTGACACACCAGCATCAACAAGCACGATCTCATCCACTTGTGCGGCAGTAAATGCGGTGGTTCTCACATCATCTATAATTCCCAAAGGAGCAGTTCCGTCACTAACTCCTGCAACTATATCATTTCCTATTAGCTTTAATTGAGCAAAAATTCCAGCTTCAAACTCCGCAGTAGGGTCAACAGAGAGGCTCATTGGGAGCGCATTACCAGTGTGTATTACCTTTAGCAAATCCTTCTCCTTTGCTCAAACAGACCGTTAAGCTTGGCAGAAAATTCTGCCAAGCTTAACATATAAAGACCTTAGGCCTTTAAAATCTTGTCTATAGTAGCGGAAACCAAGTCAGAAGCGAAGAATTTCTTTTCACTATTGAGATTGAATGCAATCTTTTCTAGCTCAGAGGCCACAACGACCTTTTTCCTCGCTTCCTGCATGGCGTCTTTTCTAATGCCAAGAGCAGTAGACTCAACTACATCAGCAGCAAAGTCTTCACCCTTGCCTCTTAGGCTATTAGCAATTTTACCAAGGCCACGCAAAATCTTCACTGTTTTTTTATCCGCAGAAATGCTAATCTTGCTCTCTCTAACTCTATCTGCCTTATTATTTGCTTCAAGCGAACGCTTCTTTTTCTCATAAGCGTTTGCTGTAATGTTCTGCAAAATCTTTTCTTCGTCAGATGTGTCATCTGAACTGAAATCTTCTATCTTATTCTCTAAGTCACTTACGCTTCTATTTGGCTCATCTTTATTGTTAATAATAAAGTCGCCAGCAGTTGAGTTTAAGATATTATCATCAGGATCATCTAAAGATGCAGTTTTTTTGACATGCGCCCCAAGGTTCTCTTGGGACGCATTTTCATTGACAAGTCTAAGAAACTCTGCAGCTAAATTATCACCAGAATATCTATTACCTATCATAAAGCCCCCTTAGTCCCACATTGAGACAAGAGCGTCTATTGTAGATGATGGTTGCAGCTGAGATGAATCCTCAACGCCAATGTTGATTCCGCCAAGATCCGAAGCGACCTTTACCCTGCTAACCGACTTTGCATTTGCTATGCTACGCTTAAACGCCTCAAAAGCTCTGTTGTCAAACAGCATGATTTCATCAACCTGCCTGTCAAGAGCCGGCTTCGTACTTGCGATAAGACCCTTTCTTTGCATATCCATGCCAACATCATATGCCCTTCTGAGCTTAAGCTTGTAAGTCTCACGATCATTTTCATCTGCCTTTTGATTCATTGTTTTTGCAAGCTCATCCTTAACATACGTGCTGGCAACAACGGCGACATCATCATCTGCTTCATTTGTAACGACCGCATCATCTGCTTCATTTGTAACGACCGCATCATCCGCTTCATTTTCAACAGCAGCAGCATCTGCTTCATTTTCAACAGCAGCGTCATCTGCTTCATTTTCAACAGCAGCGTCATCTACATACATAGCATCCATAGCCTTCTTAGCCAACGCCTCTCTATTGGCCCTTCTTTGAGACAAAGTCTTCTGCTCTGCGCTCTTAAGAAGGTTTTCTCTTCTCCTTCTTCGCATATCAACAGCCTCTGCAACAAGAGTGTTGACTCCACCATCTTCAACTTGCGTAGCAGGTGCCTCATCGTTTGCACCCTCACTTCTCACAACTTCTGCGTCAGCACTCTTCATAAGAGGAGCAAGGCTTCTTGCCATCTTAGTAAGAGCTCTTGATTCTCCACAAATATGGTTTGAGTCTCTAATTGCGGCATATGCAAGGTTTCTAAGCTCAGAAGCTTGCGCTCTTGTTAAATTTGAAATATTTGCATATGTCTCATTTATCATTTTGAGCTCACCTGCAGAATCACGAAGCTCAGCAATGGCGGTCTTAACCTGCCTTGAGACATTACGAGCCAAAGAAACACCATCAAGCCCATCGCCCTCAAGCCCAGCGTCGGCATCATCCTCTAGGTCTATATTAATATTAACTTCTTCTTCTCCGCCCATATCTCCCAAAAGGCCCCTTAGGGTCTCTACCTCTTGCTCGATGGCAAGAAGAGCATTCTCTGCGGCCTCTCTAGGATCTTCTTCCGCTTCCTCTGGAGCGGCCTCTTCCAGCATCTCTTCTGGAGCAGCTCCTAAATCTGCCGCCAATTCCTCCGGAGCAGCATCGCCCATCTCTGGAAGCTCAGGCATGGCTGGAAGCTCAGGCATCTCCTGCGCTGACTTAAGAAGTGCGCCAACATATTCAAGCCCACTCTCTCTAATCTGGGCAACAACTTCTTTTGCATAATCCTGACTGTTTAGCCATTCCCAATTGCTATTGAGATCTGGTCCGAAAATTTTCCCTGCAGTCGTAGATATGACCTTGTCTTTTCCGGCGAAGACCTCAAATCTTGATCCTGCGCGGTCAACTGTTCCGTCTAAGCCCTTTCTATGACTGAGCTTTGTTCTTAGGCCGGGGCCCTTATATGCAGCACGCTGCACAAGCTTCTTCTTTTCCATATCTCCAGGAAAGGTTCCCTTGTCACCACCCATGTTTCCATCTTGATGCATCTGCTTGTCTTGATTTCTGTCATATGGCTCACTCTTATATGTATTTGGCTCAACGCCATCTGCGCCGCCCTGATGATAAGCCATCCTCCTAAGCCTTCTCTCTTCTAACTCAGCACGGCTGAGCTTCTCCTTAGTTTCCTTATCGCCAGGAACCATACCATCAGTGCCTCCAAGATTCCCATCTTGCTTCATCTGCTTGTCCTGATTCTTGTCATATGGCTCACTCTTATATGTATTTGGCTCAACACCATCGGCGCCACCCTGGTGATAAGCTATCTTGCGGCGTTGTTCCGCACGCTTACGTAGTCTTGATTCATTCATGATATCCTCCATTAATGATTTAATTATTGTTTTAGACTCTTTTCCACTGGCACTGATAACGGGACCGCTATCACGCATCACACCACCTGCGTCAAATTCACCTCTACCTTCCTCCCATCTAAGATCAGAAGGTGTAGATCGTCCTGCAAACATTGATGTGCCTCCGTCTGCGCCAGTAGGCAGAGCGGAACCTTCGGGAAGCAAACTTTCGCCACCCGCAGCAGTTTCAGGGTCCGTAAAGCTCTCGCCAAACGGGCCCTCAATATCTTCTTCGAGCACGGAGTCATCTCCGTCACTCGTAAATGCATCTATAATCTTTTTGAACGCATCATAAGCAGCAGTAGCCGCCTCACTTTCATCCCTTCTCTCATTTGCTTGCTCATAAGTAAAGCCAAATGCGGCTCTCGTGTCATTAAGCGCTCTAGCAAACTCAGAGGCCTCGTCAGGAGTTGTACTTTCAGAGTATGCGTTTTTTACTAAATTATTTTCTTTTAAAAATCCAGCAACTATCTTTCTGCGTTGTGGTATCGAGCAGCCATCATCGGAGCATGCTGCCTTCATTATATTATTAAGATGCTCAGCTTGAGGCTCACTAAGTCTTGAGACCATAGAGTCAAAGTTATCTACCCCATAATTTATAAACTCGTTTCTATAGCTATTTAATGACGCTATGCAGCTTAAAAGCCTAGCGCCCGGCTCCGCAGGCTGTACGACGAGACTATACTCTATCGGCTTCAAGCCCACATTTATTTCACCATAAGCGCTTCTGTTTGTAACATGGTCACAATATTCATCAAGAGTCGTGGCAACATTTGAACATTCCGTGCATATAGAGTTTTCAACGGCAGTCCCCATGGAACCGTACCTCACAAGGCCCGTCTCAACCTTTCTTGCCAGATCTGGGTAATTAATTTTGTCAAGCGCACAAAGCCCAACCACCTGCTTGAGCTTGTCATCATAATAAGTATCTAAGATTATACCCCTTATGCCGTCAACAGAGCTGGACTCATGGTCCCTACATAGTGGCATGCCAATCCAATCAGCTGTCGCCTTCCTCAACTCTGCTTCTGGAAATATATCACCATTATTATTCTTATGCGGCTGAACATTCCCATGCCACTTCCAGTTTTTATCAAAATGCCCCCAGGCATCTTCTCCGCCAGAAAGCTTTTTTATTGTCCCAGAATCATCAATCAAAGAAGACTCTGCTGATTTTAAAAATATTATAGAAAAATATAAAAAGTCATCAGACTTTGGTGCTATACTTTTTATTTTGGATGCAAACTTATTAAACCTTGCAATAATTTTCGGATCCGCAAGAATAGCAGACTCATCAATCTTTATGCTTCTGTCTATATGAGATTTAGCTCTTTTATTAATCATTTATGCGAACCCATTAATTTGAAAATATTATTTATTTTACTTTAAAAGTCAAAATAAATTTAAATATTAGTTATTTTGAAGTTTTGTGTAATTTTTTAGACAAATCATACTTTTTTAATGCCTTAATGCGTCTATCATCAGATTCATCATCCATGTATATCACATCCTCTTCTTCGTCCAGATCTTCCTTGCTCTTTTTAACAACGACCTGTTTTGTTTTATCACCAAACTTTATAAACATTTGTCACTCCGATAGTGGAACTATTCCCATTATATCATTATAAATATAATTCTTCATTCTTGATAACGCTTCTTCGCAATCACTCATCGCACTTAATGATGCAGATGTATTTTCAGAAAGAATTGAGAAGAAATTTATATCATCAAACTTATCAATTAAATCAAATACATTTTGTACATATTCAATATATATTTTAGTTGAAGACGCAACACTATCAATAATCTCAGTCGTAGTGGATACGTCTTTTATACCATCCATTGATTTTAAAACCCTAAGCACGGCCCTTAATGAGCCCTCTACTGATTTTTTTGTCTCAATTGATGATTGATTATACATCCCCTTCGTCTTCCTTATGAGATCTGAGTCGCCCTGTATCTTTTCATATTCGGATACATTATGTTCAAAATTATTTTTTACAGTTTCTAAGTAAGACAATATCTTGTCAATATCAGAAACACACTCCTCGGCAACATTCTTTGTTCCCGTAGGAACCGCAATGCCTGCAGACTTTGAAATATAAAGAGTTGGGCTAATGCATCTATATTTTTGCTTAACTATATCCAAAATATCACCACTCCCACTTTCTTTATCTATATGCAAGACATCATAGTCTATATTCAAAGAAGTAAGCCCGTACTGATCTTCTATTTTTTTAGCAATAACTTCACCAATAGCATCATCAAGATTTAGCCTCGTTACAAAGACGATCTTTTCTTTATAATTGTTTGACTTTTTTATTATTTGAGTAAAAAACTCATTATCATCATTAGATAAAATTCCATTATTTGAAATAAAATTATAAAAACTTTTCTTATATCCCTTTTCGATTTTATATCTTAAGCCTATCGGGCTGGGTTCTAGAATTGACTCCACCCCTACCTCCACAAACCCTTCCCCATTATCTCTCGAGTAAAGCTTTATTGGATTAGACGAATCACCTATTCCTATAGAGTCTAAATCGAATATAGATATATTGCGATCAAAACCTGGTGTGCCATATATATTAGATATCGGCCTACCCATAGAGCTTGTTTTTAGAATATTATTATTTAAGCTTACTATTTTATTATTATAATAGCTATAGGATCCAAAATTATATGCAGAAGATATTTTTGCAAACATCTTTATGTTATTATCCACAGATGCCTCAAGCATGGAATCTGCGACCTTGTTTTTACCAGAGCCTATAGAGCCCATTTTTATATCAATATATTTTCCTTCATATATTCCGAGATGATTTGATACGCCACCAGGAACCTCTAGGACATTAGAGACATCAGAGCATCCAAACACAGCTACTGATCCGGGTTGAATATTCTTATACATTTTTTTAATTTTATTATCTTTATCAATAAACAATATGTCTATTGGGAATCTGACACTGCCCATATGATACATTACGTCAGTCGGCTTTTTATATTTAAATAAAAGACCAGAGCCATAATTTAGCTTACTGTAAGGCTGCAATCCATCCAACTTCTCTTTGTTTGTTGATGCAACATCGCAAGTAAAAGAAACCTTGTTATTTAAATAAAAATCAGGATTCCTTTTAAATCTGTCCAAACTATCCTGGCTGCTAAGCCTATATAGCTGGCCACCATACTCATGAGAATTTACGCCATTCTCTACCTTTTTCAAAGAAACTGGACATATATTATTTGAAAAATCTGAATATATCGTAACACAGGCTATTTTATCTAAATCATTCTTCTTTATTATAATTTCAGAAAAAATATTATCTTTGTTTTTCACAAACACATCTGATGTCTTTATGATGCTAAATCCTGCATTATTAATTGAAGATAATGCATGTTTTAATTTTTCATTATTTTTTAAATATATAGAGCCATATGATAACGGCCTCATTTGTGAATATATATTTTTAAAAAATAAATTATCATTTTTTGAAGAATAGTCAAAAACATGAAGAATATCAAACTTTTTACCAAAGTTATAATATCTTAAATCTTTATTAGCTTTGTTATCAATATTAAAAATATCAAGACCCTTCTTTGATATCCCGCTCGTATTTCCGTTTATATTTAAAAGAGAAGACTTTTTATTTAAAATAGAAATAATTCTCGCAAGAAGCTCTCCTTCATTATCAACGCTATCTTGATCTTCAACATATGAGCTTAGACCGTCACCATCTACATCAACAGGGCTCATTTTTCCTTCAGAGTATCCGTATATCTCGTACTCCGAGGACGCCTTTTCAGGGCTTAGCATATCATAATCATTAGAATCTACGGTTACATCACCAAAGGTGTCTCCGTGATTATGGTCCTGGCTCCCAGTCCACGGCCAAGATTTTTTTACAATATCTCTCATTAAAATATACCTCTCACTATCATATGAAAATAATTAATAAATATCTAATAATCATCTAAGTTTTTTAGATAGCTCATCTAAAACAAGTCTTATAAAATATGGGTCCTTGCTGTTTAATATATTTTTTATCAAACTTATAGATACACCTATTGACGCTCCGCCGGGGCTTTTCTTATTACTGATTTCCAAAACATTCATTTCATTCATTTTATCATATATAGAAGAGTACGCCCCATGCCACTTATCATATGACATTGAAGACACCATTATTTGTATAATATCAAATATTTTTTCAGCAACATGCTGTGGATTGTTTTCCATTTGAGAATACTTATGCATACTACTCAACCATTTTTGACTCTACGAGCAAAAGGCACTTTTGATATGACATCTTTTTTGCGTCATAAACACTGCTACCGTTTGACATAGAGATATTTATAAGACGACTAAATTTAGTCGCCATCTTTTTTATAAAACTATTTTTCATATCAATGTCTGACTCATTAATTTTTATTATCAAATCATTAAATGCATTAGAATAATCTATATTATTATCTTCAGCGGACTTTATTATTAAATAGTCGATAAAATCTGAAGCATCTTTCTTTTTGTTTTTATCAAGAGCGTTTGACAAATCAATAAGATAACTTGTTAGATCAAAGCCTTTACCTTCTGAATCATCTATTTTATTTTCAAGACCAAGAAAGTGTGTCTCCATATTTTCTTCTCCACCCAAATTTGTAAAATCATTTGGAACAAGGCCAAAATACGGATCTGGCGGGCCAGGGATATCTATGGACGGCATATTTCTTACCGGCTCTATAGTTTTTTCATTTCCAGATGAGTATGCTGATTTCGCTATTCCGGCAGCCCTAGAGGCCTTTTTTTTATTTGCCCTGTACCTATAAGATAAGCTCTTAGCCTTATACTTTTTAGGCGGCTTAATCTTACCTTGAACTATATCCGCTATAGTAAATTCTTTTCCGTCCAAAGTTTCATAAAGAGGTTGCGTAGAAGTAACCCCGGATAGCTTCTTTATCTTTGCTCTTCTGTCCCTGCTCATCACAACCTCCTTTTAAATCACATGCCGGGCATGTCTGGCGGGCCCATAGGCGGCGCCCCTGGTGGGCCGCCCATATCTGGCGGCCCTATAGGTGGTGGCGGACCTCCGCCCATATCCATGCCCGGTGGACCATCCATAGGAGGCGGCGGAACACCCGGTAGCCCAGCAGGACCCGCTCCAGAGCCCTGAACCTCCGGAGGAGGCTCCGGAATCTCCTTTCCTGGCTCTAGACTTCTAAGCTCTGCAAGCCTCATCGTTTGTAGTGCAGCAAGTTCTTTTTGCATTATAGCTTCATTTACAGCCTCTTCTCTCAGTCTAGTTATCTCTTCTTCATATGAAAGGCCAAGAGCTCTATATAAAGATTGCATCGAAACCTGCTTGTTTGATACAAACTGACCAATGCTGCTCGTGTAATCCCCCATATCATATAAATTCATATGATTAAAATCTATATTTGGAATCTGCAAAACTTTCTCGCCATCTGAGTATTCAAAAAAATCTTGAACTTCACATATTGGTGCAAATATCTTTTGCTCAAGCCACTTCTTCATCATATTTCTAAATATATCATATCTCTGCCTTAGCACCTCAAGACCAACCGATGAACTCGCATACGTTACAGATTCTTGGTCCATAAGCGCCTTTGGCGTCATCAGCCCTGTGTATATATTGCCCATTATCAAATCTATATCAGATGATATATCCATAACACCACCGTTGTACCCAACCCTCTCGACAGTAACTCCTGCGTGCGTAACCAACTTGAAATCTTTATCATATTGAGCTTCTTCTAGTATATTCTTAAAAGCCTCAATATCTTCTTGCGTAGGTCTATACTCACCCTCTCCGCCAAGCTTTACCAAGGTCATTGGGTTAATCATACCATCAGCCTGTGCAAACTTGCTCTCTCTTAGCTTATCATAAAGCATTAGGTCTTTATAGATAGATACTATAACGGATGTTCCTCTAACATCATACGGGGAGCTCAGCAGCTTTAGATGCGCCGTGTTAAATGAATCTAGCGGTATATTCTTTCCGCGCTTAACATAGTCCACTATATGCTTTGGAATTTTCTTCTTTAATAAAATATCAGAAGGAGATGTTGATCCAACCAGCCTCTGCAGAGAGGCGTCCGGCCTTAATGATATTATAGACTGGTCCCCTATGATTGACTTCTTTACATGTACATAATCTGGATTCAATATAGTTATTCTTCGCCATGTTCCCGTTGAATGATCCAACTCTGCATACGGAAACGCCTCTCCCATCTTCCAGAACTCTAACGCAACTCCATAAACAACATTGTAAAGATCT